CTACAGCTCCAGCAGCGTTAAACTGTTCTGATAAACTAGTACCATTTACAGCTTGCACGTTAGCAGCGTTAGTTACACCATTTCTAAAGATTCTGTCTAAGATGTATCTGTTGATAGATTGAGTTAACTCATTTACCAATACAGCTTCAACTTGAGCAACAGCGTCAATTCCGAATTGCTTCAGATCTTGAACTTGTTCTCTAGTTACAGCAGCAGCAACTTGGAAAGTTTCAGCAGCTATAGACTTGTTGAATAAACTTAGTCCCATGATGTTATCAACAGTTGATTCACCTACACCTCTTTGGTAAGGATCTACACCGTTAATATTCTGGTTAGCAAATGCAGGCGATCCTGTAGCAGGGTCGTTTGCAGGTTGGAAAGCATTACCTGAGAAACCAGTAATATGGTCTTCTAAAGCTTTTACTAATCCTAATCCAGATACAGCAGCAATTGTTCCAATTTGTAACATTGCAGCAGCACCTAATACTACAGATGATCCAGCTCTTACAGCAGGAGCAGCAGCTCTTACAGCACCATATAAAGCTCCACCACCTACGATAGAATTGTATATAGTTGAACTAGCAGTTTCAGCACCTTGTGCATAAGTAAATCCACCGTTATATGATGGGAAACCTACTAACGCAGTACCTGCACCAGCAGGGTTAGCAATAATTGCAGAATTATTAGCTCTTACTCTGAATATTGGAAAACCATCTATTCTTGAAGCTCCTACAAAAGTTAATTCGTAGTTAGCAGCTTTTAAATCATTAGCAATTGGAGTAGTTCCAGCAGTTGATGAATTAGCTCCATCAGCATAAACTACATCATTCACAACAAAGGTAGTGGCAGCACCACCATTTGCTACAAGAATAGTAGCAACGTTGAATTTAATTAGTAATGGAGAAGCAGTTGTATCAAGTCCACCGTTAACTGGTGCTCCTGATCCTCTACCTCCACCGTATACAAAGTCTAAGTAAGTTAATACTCCCATAGGGCCTTGCATTGGTACAACAGGTACTAAGTCTAAACCTACAGTCTGTGCTGCTACTTGCATTGCAAGTGGTAACAAAGAAAAAGGTCTGTCACCAGATCCAGTTGCTTGTGCTGGGAAAGCATTCATTGATCCAGGGTTTCCTGGCAATGTTACGTTCCCCATACTTTGAACATTCATGTTCGGGTTAAGGTGTACAGTATTGTAAACACTTTCATTAAGGTTGTGGTAATGGCAATACTTAGACATCCAAGATAACTTAGATTTTTCAGTAATTCCAGTACTTTCCTCAATAACAGGTCCCCAAGTCTTTTGAACCTCAGCCTCATTGATTAATTGATTTGCGTACATTATTTAAAATTATTTTTCGCATTTGTGGAATACTATTAATATTCCGTTTTTAATCGCCTGAGTCCTTTTCTTCTTGACTATTCGATTATATTGTTTAGATTAAATGATTATCTATTTAATCTGAATTTCATTTTTTCGATTAAATCTGCAGAGAAGCTTTCGTTTAATAATGGCTCAGCTTTTACTTGAGCAGCCTCAGCAGCAGTTTTATTTTCGTTTAGTGTTTCTAAATTCATTTGAGTATCTCTAAGATCTCTTGTTTGCCAGAAGTTATTAATTCCGTATTGATTACCTACAGGGTGGAATCTAGATTCTGATATGATTTGTTCTTTTCTGTTTTCAGAAAGATTATCCCATTTAGATCTGAATTTTTCTGGCATATCATCAATAAAGTTAATTTCCTTTCTTTCAGTTATAAAACATGAATCCCAAATGTTTTCAGCTTGTATAGTTGACATAATAGAATTTCCATTCATTGATTCAACTATTAAGTTTCTTTTATCTTCAGCTAAAGAATCAAATTCATTCTTTTTAGATTCTGATAAGAAATTCATAAAGTGCATTTCAGTAATTGACTTAGCTTCTGCTTTAGAAATTAAGTTGGATAGTTTTTCACTTATTGCATCTTTATAAGATACCTTTTCTTCTTTAATTGATTCATTTATTGATTCAACTACATTTTCTTCATTAATTGATTCACCTTTAACAGTATTTGCATTTTCAGCAATATACTCAGAATATTTAATAGCTTTAGTTAAATTTTCTCCAAGATATTCAGAATAAGCAATGTTCTTATCAACAGTTTCAGCAACATATTCTGAATAGTCAATTCCTTTTTCTAATTTTTCTCCTAAATAATTAGAATACTCAATTCCTTTATCTGCTTGTTCAGCAACATGCTCAGTATATTGAATAGAACTGTCTAGCTCTTCTCCTAAATAAGAAGCGTAATTTTTAATCTTATCTATATTCTCTGCTAAATAGTCAGAGTAAGATATTCCTTTGTCAAGATTTTCTGATAAGTATTCAGTATAATCAGTTACTTGATTTACTTTCTCTGCAATATGCTCAGTATATTTAACTAGCTTTTCCATTAATTCGTCATTGTTAGAATTTGCAGATTCCTTAACACTGTCTAAAGTATTTTTAACGTACTCAGTGTACTTATTAAAATCTTCAACAGTTACAAATTTGTCTGATGTATTTTCCATTATTAGATCTGTTTTATTTGTTTTATTTATTTCTTCTTCAGTTTCTTCCATTTCATAAATGTATAAACCTTCAGTATCACCGAATCCATAAGATTCGTTTACTTTTGATAATTCAGCATTTTCAAAACCAGGATCTGCAACTAAGTCATACGTAAAGAATTTTTTAATTTTAACTTTACCAGCTTCATCAACAGTACCAGCAGCTCTACTTGAAATATGTAATGGGATACCATCCTCTATTAATGCTTGAGCCTCTTTTCCTTTTGATGTATTTAGTAATCTGATTCTTCCTAATACTTGTTTCTTACCTTCATCATATTTTAAATCCTCTATGACATGAGAAACATTTGAAAGACTAATATCAAAATCTTTAGGGTGGTCAAGTTCACCTAACAATTTGTTAGTTTTTACTTTTTCTTGTAATTCTTTAATATGAGGAAGAACTTCAGCTTCTTCATATATTCTGTTATTTTTATTCTTTACTCCAATCTCTGTAAATACACCTTCAAGGACAACAGAGCCATCGGCATCTTTTGTCATACTTAAATTAGACTTAGATCTTTCTAGAATTAAAAGTTTCTTATTTGACATCTTTCTAGTATTAATTTGTTTTATATATTATAACTCTTAATAGTTTTTAGATATCCGCTAACGGATCATCATCTATACCATCATCTTTCTTCTCAGGCTTAAAATCTTTAGGATTAGCCCCTAACAAGATCTTTTCAATATCTTCTTCTTTATAACCATCTGCTTCTAAGTCCGTACGTTCCTTAGCTCGAGCATTGGCTTTAATATCATCACGTGTAAATCCACCATATCTCTTAATTAAGAATCCTAAATCAAAATATGGTATTTCTTCCATATCAGCGGTCATTGTACTTAATTGTGTTTTCATATTACCTATAAAATCAACACGTTTAGTTTGAAGTTCCATTTCTTTCATTTCTTCAAATACATTATCCTTCATGAAGTTTAATCCTAAACCTGCTTTAAATGCAATATCATTTTTTAATTCTGGATGATTAAGACACATCTGAAGATATACAGGTTTAACTAATATTTCTTGGAATATAGATCTTAACCTTGAAATAAATCTACCAAACTTAATTTCATCTCTTAACATACCACTTGCTTCCATGTCATAAGTATTACCACCTTCTCTATCAAACCTAGAAAATGGTATCTTAGAGGCTAATTGTAATTTATCAGAAAAATATTTCAAAGATTCAGTATCACCTAAATCAGGACCGTCTCCACCGATAGTTTGTATTTCTGGTGATTCACCATCTTTAGAAGGTAACCAGTATTCTTTATTGAACGGCATCATTGGTTTACCGTTGGTTTGAATCTCACCACTTTCAAAGTTAAAGTCTACAACCTCACGATATGAATTCATTAATGTTGCTAGAGATTGCTTTGCTCTTGTTTTAGATTTACCACCGACTGGTATTGTAAACTGTGTTTTAAATGAAGCATTAGATACAGCCCAGATAATTCTACTATGTTCCATTATTCTTAAAAGATTAAAAGATCTTATTAATCTTTCAACATAAGATATTCTCATTGGAGAATTTACTGAAGAATATGAAATGTATATTATTTGAGAATCCCATAATGTTCTTTCCTTTGCACCTTCACCTTTATATTGAATCCAAACTTTTTTACCATCATCAGTATCAATACCTGGCATTAATGAAATTGGATCTAATTCTTTAAAACCGATAATTTCTGTTTGCTTATCATTATAAACTATTTCAAATGCAAGATAACCGTCTATTAACCATTTTCTAAAATAATTCCAAGGAGCAACCATATCATTAAATCCAAAGTAATTATAGATATTATTATATACATCATTAATCTCTTCTTCTATTGACTCTCCAATATGACCATTAAATTCTGCATAAGCCATATAATTTGATTCATCAAATACAATTGCTTCATCAGTTAATACATCTAAGATATCTTCTATTTCATCTTGTACTGCAAAGGTTCTAAGTTGATCTCTTTTTCTAACATAGTCTTGATCAAAGAATGCAATATTCTTTTTTAAGTTTGTATCAGTTAATGACAGTGCAGCAAATGCTCCATACATATCATCACCATCTGATCCCATTGGATTAAACGAATAACCCATTTGATTTTCAGTAAAGCCTACTGCTCGTGAATTACGAATGATCATATCATCGTATGCCATTCCTAAATTAGAAAGATCTTTTAGAAGTCTTCTTACTGGATTTCCCGTACTTAAAGGACCTCTTCTATCTGTAAAACCTGCCATAATCTATTTTTTTATTAGTTTATATATTCTTATAGTATAATGCTTGGGCTTGATTAATATTTCCACCATAAAAATCGCTTTCATTATTAACTCCCCCAACATACCAATCCTCATATCCTAAAACATAAGGGTTTTTCATTTTCTTTATTATATACTGTCTTGTACAGTAAGTTAAATTATATTTTTTGCCAAATGCTTGTTTGACAAATTCCCACCTAAAGGCTGTAATAGGTGCCTGTGATTCAGGATTACCTAATGCTTTACCTTTAGTTAAAGCTGCTATTTGTGTTTTTAATGATACTGTAAGTTCTGTTAAAAAAGGTATTCTTGCTTCATACGGCATATAATGTAAATTAATACCTAATTGGTGTCCATTATCAGATTCTCCTAAACCTATAACTAGTGGGTGTGAATCATAAAAAGCCTCATCTTTAGTGTAATAATAAAAACTATACATTTTACCAGGATTTAAAACACCATCAGACTTTGCAGAAATTCTAGGTATATCAATTTGTGATTGTTTAGACGCACGAGTTCTACCTTTACTTTCTGCAAGATAAAGTTTTAAGTCTTCTGTAAATGATCCTATTAAAGCCATTAGAATAATTTTGAATCTTCAGTTAATAGCATTACTTTACAATTTCTTTCTTTTGCCATTTTATTTAGTGCATTAGTTTTACATAAATTTCTAACATATGATTCATATGCATATTTAAAATTCTTTAGCGCCTTTGCCGTTTTTCTTTTAGGTTCCTTAGGTTTTTGTAATTGAGCCTTAGGTTTTATTTCTACTACATATTCTTGAGTCTTGTCTCCTTTTTTCATTTTAAAGAAAAAATCAGGATAATACTTATGAAACTTATTATCTAACAAATTAAAATAAGGTATAGAGAAAGGTTCTGATATCCAGTAAATCACATCCATATTATGATCGCACCAATAACAAAATTTTCTTTCCCAACTACTTCTATATATAATTGGGCCTTCGCCTCTATACTTTTGAGGGTATTTAGGTTTATAATAACCTTGTTTAAATCCAGACTTTGAATTAGGTTTTACCTTTTTAATGCTCATAGGCAATTAACTATATTGTATAAATTCCTTCACTGTCAGCACTACCATTAATTGATACAGTACCATGATATTTCTTTGGATGTAATTTATTCCAACCTTTTGCGAATCCTCTTTTTGCTATTTCAGTAAAGTAAGCAAACGCATTAGTACTTTTTTCAGGATTAAAATTTCTCCAATATCTATAAAGATCCATATAAGCATAAGCAATACAATCTTGCCTATCTTCTGGATTTCTATATGTTAATTTTCTAGAACACTTATCAGCTAATAACATTAGGAATTCTAAGGCCTTTGGTGTTAACTCGTCTTGCTCTTTTGATAAAACAATTTGATCTAATAAATCTCGATTGTTTAAATAATTTCTTTTCCTTGCCATTAACTTTGTTTTATTTATTATTATATACAAGAAAGGACCGATTGTTTAATTCAATCGGTCCTCTAATTATTGTTATTAGATGTAGAGTTACAGTTTAAATTTTAACTTCTAAATCACCTTTAGGCATTACTATACTTTTTCCATTCTTAGGAATAATTACACTTAACATATCATCATCACCTAATGAAGCATATTCTTCAGCAGAAACTAATACTTCTTGTCTTACTTTAAGACCTTGACTAGCCGTTTTAACTGATGCTTCTACGAAACCATCATTTAAATAATCGTCTTTAGTTTTTTTTTCAGAAATATATGAATTAGCTAATTCTTTTTCCTTTCCATTTAACTCTTCAGCTAATAAATTTAAAGCTTCAGTTAATTCTTCAGTTTCACCTAACTTTTTAATAGCAGCTTCAACTTCAGATTTCTTTTCTTCTAAGAAAGAAATAGAATCAGTAAGATCCTTTCTTTTGCTTTCCTCAATTGCTTTATCATTATTTTCTGCAATTAATTTTTCTGAAAGAATTGGAGAAACATCAAAGTTAATAAATTCTTTTACTACTTCAACTGTTTTTGTAGCAGTATCTATTTTTAACATTTCATTTAGTTGCATTCCAGGATTTACTTTATTAATAAAGAATCCTTCGCTTACTCCAATCATTGTTAAAAATACATCTACAAATTCTTGATTTTGGATGGTTGTAAAATTGTCCATTTCAGCAAGTAAATCAATTGATTCAAAGAATTTGCAAATTTTATCATTTTGCCATTGGTTTCTATATCCTGAGAAGTTAGTTGCCAATAAAGCTTCTTTTAATTCAATTATACTGTAGTTAGTCATATTAACTTTACCCATTGTTAAAGTTCCTTCAGTAATGTTATATTCTAATGATTTATTATTTTCTCCATGTAATGAAAGAATGTTTCCGTTTCTTGAAAACATATTTAAACCTTCAGATACATCGAAGAACCTTGGATCAGTTACATTAGCTTCAGTAATGTTAGTTCCATTATAAGTATAATTTTTTCCGTGTAAGTGGAATGTTAAACCTTCTTCAGATTCTAATACTGGAGAAAGAACAGATACAACTTTACCGTTTGCAGTAGATGCAACCTTTTGATCTTCAGCATTCATTTCATTTACTATTTGCTTAGCATCTATTGACCATGGGTGCTTTGCAGCAACGATAGAAAATTTAGATTTTACATCTGATTCATTTAGCAAAGAAACTAAATCGGAATTAAGTGATTCTATTAATTTTCCTTTTTGATTTTCTGTTCTTGCAATAGATTCACTAATTCTAAATTCCCATTTAGCATTATTGTATGATTCCATTATATACTCTCTTAATTCAGAAATTGGATTTAACCAAGTTGACTGTGCTAATTTAGTATACAAGTTTCTTGCAATTTTAAATTTAAGATCTGGGTTAACTGAATTTTCTAATTCCTCGCTAATAGCAGAAAAGTCTGCATTTTTCAGTTTCATTGGAAATGCAGCTATTGCATTTTCTAAAATCGTTAAAGATTCTTTAACAGAATACGAAACTCTGGAATTGTCATTATCCATTGCCTTTAGTCCATTAATACTATCCACAACGTTTTCGTATAGGTCTGTTAATGTAAATTTCATTTTATTATGATTTTTTTGATTGTTATTTTCAGTGTATATATTAGACTGACTACTTATTGCATGGTATTTTGCAATACCGCTCATTGCCATCTGCTGTGGAATACCCATTCCTACTAGGATTGTCATAACTTGTTGGTCTGTCATGGCACCACCGTGAGTGATTTTACTACTTTGGTTTTGTCCAGTTGGAACTACATCTGACATTTTGCCACTTTGCTTAAACAATACATGGATTATATCCAATAATTGTTGCTTAGGATTATTGAGATAAGGAGCACTAGTATTTACACCAGGTTGAGCATCAATTGCCCCATCTGCATAAACTTGTGTTTGTCCTTCGTTAACTATGTTTTCCATATTGCACTATTTGATTTGTTTTATATATTATAAGTCTCTTTGATTAATTGTATCACCCACCAAAGCCATCATCTACACTCCCTAAACCTGATTCGTCTAC